ATGAGACAGTTGCAATGGCATTTTCAATCACAGAAGAAGCGATTGAAGATAACCTGTATGACCGCCTTGGAGCGCGTTATACTCGTGCCCTTGCTCGTTCAATGGCTCACACCAAGCAGGTTAAAGCTGCTGCCATCCTAAACAACGCATTCTCTGCTGGCGCAAATGCTGGTGGTGACGGTGTTGCTCTGTGTGACGCATCTCACCCGCTGACTTCTGGTGGTACGTTTAACAACGAGCCTGCAACAGCCGCTGACCTGAACGAGACATCTCTTGAAGATGCTCTGATCAGCATTGCTGGCTTCGTTGATGAGCGTGGTCTCATTGTTGCCCTTCGCGGCATGAAGTTGATTGTTCCACGTCAACTGCAATTTGTTGCAGAACGTCTGCTCGTATCCAACCTGCGTGTTGGTACAGCCGACAACGATGTGAATGCTCTCAAGTCTATGGGCATGCTTCCTGACGGTTATGTAGTCAACGACTTCCTGACTGATACGGACGCATTTTTCCTGAAGACTGATGCTCCAAACGGCTTCAAGCATTTTGAGCGTCTGCCTATGTCAACCAACATGGACCCAGATTTCGATACTGGTAACATGCGGTTCAAGGCTCGTGAGCGTTACAGCTTTGGATTCTCAGATCCACGTTGCGTATTCGGTTCACCGGGTGCATAATGAAAAAATCAGGTACGTGATTGATCCCCATGCTTACGAGCGAGATTGGTCAATCCCCCTGAAAGAAAGGGCGGCTTCACAGTCGCCCTTTTTTATTGTATAGTTTTTTCATCCCTGACAGACTCATCGTGAGTCTGACACTAGCCAAGACAGGAGATCTAAATGGCTAATACTACTTTTAGCGGACCAGTCCGTTCTGAAAACGGATTTAAAAACATCATCAAAAGTTCTACGACTGGTTCTCTTACTAATGAGATGACACTGTCTACATACGTTGCAACTGTGACAGTTGCAAACGGCGCCACGACAGGAAAAGAATCTGCCATCGGTATTCCTTCTAACTTCATACCTATGGGAGTTATGGTTGCTGTGACTACGGCTGCGGCTAACGCTGTGAACCTTGTCGATATTGGTACAGATGCCGATACAGATGGATTCGTTGATGGAATTTCTGCTGCTGTAAACTCAACAGGCTTCAAGGGGTTTTTCCCTTGTAACGGTGTTTTAGGCATGTCAGGTGGAACGACTACTGCGGCGACAGAAACAGCAGATGAAGTAGAAGTTGTTGTTTCAGGAGACCCTGGTGGGGACACAGTAATTGTTCTAAAATTCCTTGGGATTTCTAGTTCCTCAGATGCATCTTAATAGGAGAGCGTTATGGCTGCTTCTATTACAGCAAAGACTGCTACAGCTACAGGCACATTGCAGGGCGGTAGAACTCGTCTAAAGGCTTTCTATGTAAAGACAGCCGCTAGTGGGTCACCCGCTGTTGTGTTTAAGAACGGAAGTGGTGGTGCGACTTTGTTATCAATGGTGTTTCACACCTCTGATGACAATCAGATTACCATTCCAGATCATGGCATGATCTTTGATAGTGAGTGTCATGTGACTCTTACCAACGTGGATTCAATCACTGGATTCTTTGGCTAATGGCTAGAAAGCCATCAAAGATGCCTCCGCGTAATAAAAAGAATTTCCGCTCCACTAGTTCTGGGGCGGGAATGACTGAGGCTGGGGTAAGGGCTTATCGTAGAGCTAATCCTGGTTCAAAGTTAAAAACAGCAGTCACAGGTAAAGTTAAGAAGGGCAGTAAGGATGCGAAGCGCAGGAAGTCTTTCTGCGCTCGTAGTGCTGGACAAATGAAGAAATTCCCGAAGGCTGCTAAGAATCCTAATAGTCGCCTTCGTCAAGCTCGGCGGAGATGGAAATGTTAAATGTAATGCTGACCGCCATGCTTGGTTTTTTAGCTTGGATAGCAATATCTGTCGTTTCTTTGAAGACAGACACAGCGGTTATTTCTGTCAAAGTTAACGAGAATAATAAGATGCTTACCACTTTGTGGGAAGATTATATTAGGAGAGTAGACGATGGCAATCTCGCGCGGGTCTATGACAAAACAAATATCAAATCCGCCTCAAAAGAAAAAGTGGAGCAAGTCTCGCAAGTCAAAAGTAAATTGCAAACGCCCTCGTGGTTTTAGTGAAAGGGCACATTGTGCCGCTAAAAGAAAGAAAAAAAGTTAGGAGTTTTTAGTATGGCTCTAAAAAAACAAGACAAGAAACGAGTTAAAAAAGTTGTAACTGGTTTGAAAAAAGCTAGTCGATTACATGCTAAACAAGCCAGAACATTAAAGAGTGTGATTAATGGCAAAAAGAAAAGAACCTAAAGTTGGCACAGGAAAGAAACCAAAAGGTTCAGGTAGAAGACTCTATACTGACGAAAATCCGAAAGACACTGTTAGAATTAAATTTGCTACTCCATCGGACGCTAGAGCAACGGTGGCAAAAGTTAAAAAAATTAAAAAGCCTTTTGCAAGAAAGATTCAAATCCTAACTGTGGGTGAGCAAAGAGCAAAGGTTATGGGTAAAACAGAAGTGGTAAGAATTTTCCGCCAGGGTAAAGAAAGTCTAAGGAGGGGTAGAAAGGATGCCTAAAGATGCATGCTATCATAAAGTTAAGGCGAGATATCGCGTTTTCCCGTCGGCGTACGCAAGCGGTGCCATTGCAAAATGTAGAAAAGTTGGAGCTGCCAACTACGGAACAGGAGGCAAAAAAAAGAAAAGAAAGAAAAAAGCACACGGTGGAATCCACGTACAAAGACCAAAGCGCGCATTTAACGGAAAAGCAGTGAAAGGAACTGCTGTTGCGAGAGGATGTGGAGCAATCCTGCCTGAAAAGAGAAAACGAACAAAAGGTGTAGTCACACAATCTTGATACATGTTTTTTTGCTTATGGTTTATTTGGGGACTGAAGAGGATAGGAAGTTAATTAGTGGAGATATGTATTTTAGATCCATCAAGGAGTGTAACTTTTATGCCTCTGAGGTTTCAAAAAGATACGGAAACTACGGGTTTTCCGAATACATGGACTCGAAAGACCGTGTGACAGCTTACTGTGTGCCTAAATATGTTGAAGAAGGAAGCGTAGAGATTTACTGATGGATCCGGTCACAGTCATGGCTACAGCCACTGCTGCATTCAATGCTGTTAAAAAAGGCATGCAGATAGGTCGTGACATAGAAAGCATGGCATCTGATCTTGGCAGATGGATGGGCGCACTCAGTGACTTGGACATGCTAGAAAAAGAAGCCAAGAACCCTCCAATATTTAAAAAACTCTTTGCTGGAAAATCGGTTGAACAGGAAGCTATGGAAACGTTTGCTGCCAAGCGAAACGCAGAACAGCAACGAACTGATTTAAAAAATTTCATAGGTATGATGTACGGCAAGTCCAAGTGGGACGAGCTTATTGCTATGGAAGGCAAGATCAGAAAACAGCGACAAGAAACTTTGTATCTTCAGAGGCAACGCCGACGTAAGTTTGTAGAGATTGTTGCTTGGATCGTTATGAGTATTGTTGGTGTATGTCTGTTAGTTGGTTTTGTGGTTTTCTTAAAGGGTACAATTGCAAAAGCTGTAGCTGCTCCTGAGTACGTAATGTGCAGGCTCAAAGGTTGTGACATAATAGACGAGCGTAGAGTTTGTATATATCATGGACCTAACAATACTGTTGACAGTGTGTGGTTGGACCCTATCGAATACTTCCCAAAAGAAATACAGTGTAAGTATGAACCCAACGAAAAGAAGCCACCTACTGTCCGTGAGACGTTAGATGCGATCAGGAAGTCAAGGGAATAGACAATGGCTGTACGCAAGACGAAAGAGGGCCTCGCTCTTAAAAGATGGTTTAAGGAAAAGTGGACGGATCAGCGCACGGGCAAACCGTGTGGCCGTCGCAAAGGTGAAAAACGGGGTACTCCATATTGTCGCCCCTCTAAAAGAGTTTCCAGTAAGACACCTAAAACTGGTAGCGAAATGACAGCGGCAGAAAAGCGTAGTAGGATCGCGCAGAAGAAACGCATTGGTCAACCAGCCGGAAAGCCCCGGCGTGTGAAAGCACTTAGAAGAAAGAGGAAAAAGTAATGGCAAAGAAGTTTCCAGATTTAAGTGGCGATGGGAAAGTTACTCAAAAAGACATTTTAATGGGTCGAGGTGTTATTAAAGCCAACGCAGGGAAGTATGTATGTCCTAGAAAAGAAATGGCAGGAGCTTTGTCCATGCCAAAGATAAACAGGCGCGGTAAGTGAAGAACCTGGTTAAAAAGTGGGTGGATACTGACCTTAGTGTAGTAGATCCACAGGTCGGCTTTGCTCCTTGTCCTTTTGCCAAGAAAGCTTTGAAGGATGACAAACTAAAACTAGTTAGATGTAATGGTAATCTTTGGGAAAAGGTTGCTAAAGAATGTAGGGATTTTGAGTCTAAACACTCAGTAATAATCTGTTTTGAGGATGATCCAGAAGAGTCCTATGATCAGATTGAAGTGGCATGCATGGCGTTAAATGAATGGTTTTCATTAAACAAAATGGATGTTTGGGTTCTGGCTTTTCAAACAGACTTCACTATGGTCTTTGTTCAAAGGTTGTCAGAACTTGATGATGCTAGTCAAGTCCTAGAAAAAATGGGATACTATGACAGCTACGACAGAGAAGACTATTTAAAGTTAATAGTAGAGCGGCGAAAAAGGAGACTTGAAAATGCCCGGAGCTAAAAAACAGGCTATGAAGCGCAGAGGCGGTGGTATGGCTAAAAAAGCAGCCCTTAGACGTAATGCTGGGGGTATGGCTAAAAAAGCAGCGTTAAAACGCAGAGGCGGTGGTATGGCTAAAAAAGCAGCTATGCCTAGACGTATGCGTGGCGGCGGCATGAACAAAAAGAGAAGGTAAATGACAACTTCAGGTTCACGGGACTTTGATCTCGACGTAGCGGAAATCATTGAAGAAGCGTATGAGCGTTGTGGGCTTGAAGTCCGCACCGGATATGATGCGCGTACGGCGAGGCGGTCCCTGAATTTGATGTTCGCTGATTGGGCAAATAGAGGGCTAAACCTCTGGACTGTTCAACAAGCCACTCAAGCACTGACATCTGGTACGGCAACATACACGTTTACGTCTGATTATGCTGACTTGCTTGAAGTTGTTGTACGACGTAGTGGCACAGACTTTGAACTTTCAAAGATGTCTAGGAGTGAGTATTTGAACATTCCAAATAAAGACACAACAGGTAGGCCCAGTCAGTATTACTACAACAGGCAAATATCGCCTCAGATCACTTTGTGGCCTACTCCAGAAAATTCAACAGACACTTTGGTATATTATTATGTTCAACGTATTCAAGATGTCGATGCTTTGGTTAACACAACTGATGCTCCATTTAGGTTTTTGCCGTGCATGGTCGCAGGGCTTGCGTACTATACTGCTCTCAAAAAGGCACCGGAACGAGTCCAGCTTCTCAAAGTAGTGTACGAAGAAGAATTTCAAAGGGCAGCGGACGAGGACGAGGATCGTGTTCCATTGAAGTTGCAGCCGAGTATTCAGTATTTAAGGGTTAACTAATGGCACGGTATGCATCTGGGAAAGATGCCTACGGGTATTCAGATCGATCTGGGTTTCGTTATCGTCTTAACGAGATGATGACAGAGTGGAATGGTCTGAAGGTAGGACCGGATGAGTACGAGCCAAAACATCCGCAGCTTGAGCCTCCCAGAGCGGGACCGGATCCGCAAGCTTTACGTGATCCCAGGCCCCCTGTGTTTAACGAACCTGTAAGTATTACTTTTCCTACTTTTAATTCAGATACATTGGAGTTTATGATTATCCCACCCATGAAGGGGAGTTTGGGTTTACTTTTTGTGTCTGGAACGGCTCCTGGTCAGGCGACCAGTGTTGCGTTGACGGGTGTTTCTGGTACTTCAGCGGTAGGGTCTCTTTCAGCGTCAACTATATATTCGACCTTTGACTCAACAAGCGTTACATTAGACTCCAGTAGCAAGACTTTTGACGAGGGATAAATGGCAAAGCAAACAGTAGGAATAGGGTCAAGCGCGAATGACGGCACTGGTGATACTCTTCGTGCTGGTGCTGATAAGATAAATGATAACTTTAACGAGATTTATGCCGCGTTAGGAAATAGTTCTAGCGTACTAACTGACATCATAGATGCAAATGGCCTGTTTGATGTAAGTTCAGGCGCTAACAAGATCGTGTTCTACTACGCCGCTTTGAGCGATCTGCCCAGTGCCTCTACTTATCACGGCGCAGTAGCTCATGTTCATGCTACGGGTGGTCTTTACTTCGCGCATGGTGGTGCCTGGATAAGATTAAACGATGAGACCACTGGTCCTGTTACTAAGTATACCGCTGGCACTAACGGAAGTTCGGCATACACATTTACTGGTCCTGGAGCAACTTCAGGTAATAACCCAAACTTTACGTTCTATAAGGGTCATACTTACTTGATAGACAACACGGCTAACGTAAGCAGTCATCCTTTGCAGATCAGAACGTCTAATGGAGGTTCTGCCTTTACAACAGGGGTAACAGAGAACTACAACTCAACAACGGGACTGACTCAGTTTATTGTGCCGCACGAGCCAAGTGATACATCTTTGGTGTATCAATGCACCAACCACAGCAGTATGGTTGGGAACATAACGATAGT